GCGTTCTTCTTCCTTGGCATACTTGGTCAAGTTGTTCACACGCTTGGGACTGCCCTTCTCCCAACCTGGTCGCTCTTTGAAAGCATACTTGAACTCACGGATTTTTTCAATGATCTCATCACGGGTTTTGCCTGTCAGCACATCGTTCAAGATCTCGCTGAGGAAATCTTGGATGACCTTGGGTGTGTCACTACGTTTCAAATCCAAGCCCATGGCTTTTACTTTGCCAGGCGATCCGTGTGTGTCCACACGCTTGTTCTCTTTGTCGTAGTACATGACAGCATAACGCTTCTTGGTAATGAATAGACCTTTGCTGGCCACGATCTCACGACCGCCTTTGATTACCGACCCCATGTCTCTGGGACAGTGGAACGCTTATTCCATGAATCCAGGAAAACTTTCATTGACTTGATCGGCAATGCTGTTGTAGAGTTGTATAGCGATCTCTCGGCTCCAGGTCATGCGGCCGGCTTCGATCTCGGGCTTGAGCACAGGATATGCTGAAAAGTAGCACGAGTCTGTGTCACCATAAATGATGGCCTCGCCCACGTGATCATAAGAGCCTGTGATACACTCGTTGACATAGGCATCCATGTGTCGAGCAATGGCACGCCCAGTAAGAGTAGTTGATTGTCCAATGCGTTTGTCAAAGAATCTACAACCGGGATTCAAGATAGCACCGTACAGGCTGTTCAAGTTAATCTTCTTAACAAGTTGTCGCTTGTCCCAGTATTCTTCTTCTTCGGGCGTGGTCGATTCTTTCAACCGAGCCTGCATGTCTTTACGATCGGCATACCAGCGTTTTAACAAGCCAGGAATAACTGCTTCTTTCTCGTAGGTAAAGATTGTTCCATTGGCAGTGATCATCCAAGGACGGTTTGAGTCAAACACAATCTTCCATACGTCGGCGGCACTGTGAACACTCTCTTCACCATCTTTCCAGTCTATGGTAATCTCTGTGCCTGGTTCTGTGGCCATTACTGCTTCGTATTCTAAACTACCAAACAAGCCCTCCCATGCTCCAGCAAAACTACTACCGCCTCGAATCTTATCACCAATATAACGATCAGTCATAATGGGACGTAATTGCCCCACAATGGTCTCGGGTCCCATGTTAAGTGCTTGAATGGCCGACGGATACAAACTGTTGATGTCTATGCTTCCCACATATTCATGTATGCCCTTGCGAGGATAGGCCACATAGGCACCTGCGGCCTGGGTGTCTTCATCACTGTAGCGTTCTTTGCGATTGGGCACCACAAGTCCACGTTCATGTGCTTCATTGATGATGGCCTGTTCAGTCACAGCCACAGCACCCATGGTGGTCTGTAACAATACAGTGTTTTCATGTGCCAAGGTGTTGGCAAGATCTAAGAATTTTAGTTTCTTGTCTAACTTGGCAAGAATTATTGTGTCTTGTCTATTGTATTCAATAAACTTTTTAAAGTTTTGATTATACAGTTGATCCAAGGTGCCTTCGAACACAGTCTTGGTTTCGCCCAGTTCGTATTCGGCAATGGCGTCCAAGCTGTAACTGTGGCGTTCTTCATAGGTGTACTTGCGATACAGTTGCATATAGTCCATATGCACACGACCAATCAAATCATAAGTCTGACTGGTAGCACCAAAGCGTTCAAACTCTCTGGGTTTAGGATATTGGTTCCACAAGCACATTCTGCGTGTGTCGTCTTTGCTTAACACTCTGGTGATGCGATTGATGGTGTAGGGTATATCATAGCCTTCACTATTCCAACCAGATATAGCGTCGGCATCTTCGATCAAGTCCAAGAAAGTTTTTAGCAATTCGCCTTCGTCTGTGAACACCACGGTGTTTTCAAACTCGCTGGCAATTTCTTGTGCAGTTTCTGCACTCATATGGCGAGGCGGAACCACCAAGGTAACCATTTGATCTAGCCATTGTAGATACACGCTGATAGCGGTAACAGGATTGAACGGATCTTCGGGTCGACTAAATCCACGTTCGGGATCAAAGTCTACTTCGATGTCAAAGAACGCTACATTTAATTTGGGACCGTCTTGGCCTTTGTAGTTTTCTTCCAGGCAACGGAATATGGGATTGATATCTGATTCATACAGTTGCTTGCCACTCTGTATGCGAATTTCTTTGCGAAATTCTTTGTTGTTTCTAGTGCTGAAGCGGCTGACTGGCGTGCCATAAATGCTGACAAACTTGCCGCGGGGATCATCATAGTAGAATGTGTAGTTGGGTGCGTATTCTTGATAGCGGCGCTCGCCATCCCTGCGTTCAACTACATGTATGCGATCGTGTTCACGATCAAAAAGTGCGTCAACGTAACTCATTTTTCTCCAGTTATGGCTGGCTGGCCATGATTCATGTTCGTAAAGTGAACGACTCTATGCATATTTATTGCTGTATGTACAGTCGCACAGAAAAATTGTGTAGGTGTTGTTCCAGTGACAATAATTTGTTTCTGTGCCCCGAAACAAAATTGCCCAATGAAAAATCTGCTAATTTGTTGTGTTTTCCTGCACCATGACTTGTTAACCAATATTCAAAATTCTCACTGTTGTACACGTCGTATCTGACCTGATCTAATAGAACTATAGCGCCACCATTGGTTCTCATATGTCCATTGGTATCCCAAGAAGTTGGATTATCTTCGCACACAAAACTTTCCATCAAAGTTTTTCCCAGTATGTAACCGTCAAGAATTAAATCTGCGTGTTCATAACTGTGATACCGTCTGAATGGATACATGTCATAGCCTAGTTCTGTACCTTGGCTTCGCAACCCTATTTCTTTTCCTTGGTCGCAGTATTTGAGTTTGGTATCATTGGCCACATATTTTTCAAGGTGGTGTATGAGATTATTCAAATTTTGTAAGTTTTCATTGATCTCCAGGTTGTCAAAGTTTTGCGATCTATGATCCCATATATCATAGCAACTGTCAGTAAAGTGCCTGTGTAACTGATTGAAAAAATCCTGGTTGACTTTGTCAAAAGCTTCTGGTATGGCTTGGTTCCACAAATACTTTGTGTTGTTGAGAGCATTTACTGAATCAACTAATTTTTGATATTGTTGGTCAATATCTGCAGGCGACCATTTAGAAAAACTAACGATGTTTCTTTTGAAACAGATTCTAAAAGGGTCATTCAACATGACCGCATACTGCCATGCTTTTACACCTGGGTTGTCGAACAATTCAAATTCGATCTGATCAACAACTTGATCGGTGCTTTTTTCAGTAAAGACGTAAACAGCTCGAGACATTGTTATAGAGTCTTGCCCACAGTGGTCAAAATCTGTTCCAGCAATTCGTGATCCTGTTGCTCGCAGCCGAATTCACTCTTGTGTGCCAAGCGTATGGCTTTTTTTCAGTACGTTGGGTGCGTATTCTTGATAGCGGCGCTCGCCATCCCTGCGTTCAACTACATGTATGCGATCGTGTTCACGATCAAATAAGGCGTCAATGTAACTCAATGCTTTCTCCAGTTATGGCTGGCTGGCCATGATTCATGTTCGTAAAGTGAACGACTCATTGTTATTTATGTTGACAAGATCTTCAATGATACTTTTGTATTTTTTTGGCCACCGCTGTTTGTAATCTAGCAGTAGCATTTTATTGTGTTGAGCTCGTTGTTCTAAATCTTTAAGATTGGACAAATTCAATTGAATTCCATTTTCGACTTGATCTAGAATCATTAGTTGCCGTTCTATTGCATCAGTTTTTAAATCGTAACTGTGATCGACATAATCGTCCAATACATCAAACCCCCATTGTCTCAAATGATCAACCGCATGTGCAACACCAAACAAAACCCAGGGCCTGGGTAATTGCAATGATCTCCATGTTTTTTCACTATAGCATACATTTTTATTGTTGTCAAAAAAAGTTTCAATGATCACAGTTAGTTTACTGTCAAGTATAGCATGTTCTAGCGGCAAATCAAAGTTTTTATAAGGAATTTGATCCATTAATTCTTGATGTTCTTTTTGAAATATTTGATTGTTTTTTTGAAACAAAGTTTCAAAAAACACTGTTGGATGAGTTTTGTTAAATCGGTCTTCGCACCAATATGACACATGCCCTTGATTCAACAACCTGTGTCTTTGAAATTGATATATCCAGCTTTGTCGAAAGGGACATCCTCGATTTATAAAACAGTTGAATTTGGTAGTAGGCATAATATCAAGATATTCAAAGTCATGATAAAATTCTCCAAATACCTCTGGACTCATTTCAAGTATTTTGTTTACGTAATCTTTGGCCACAACATCAGTTACCACAATGGTTTGTGGGTCAAGATCGGGTGGTAAATTATGCATGACATGTGCAATCAATAATCTTTTTGATTTTTCATGTTGCAGGGTCAAATTGATAGTATTTTTTGAAAGTACTTGCCATCCAACTTTTTTTAAATCTGATATTAACTGATTAAAACATCTGGTGCTCCAGGTTCTGGGGGTGTGATTGATCATTATCTGATCTTGATAGATATCGTTAATAATCATTATGTTAGTATTTTTTGCAAATGGCCAAGCCGATTTAGATCATTGGTAACACAATGAATACCGCAATCCCAAAAATATTTGTGTCTAAAAGGCACAACATGAACTTCTATACCATGTCTGGCGCAGGCTTTTTCCACGGCATCGTTATGAGTACTTACAACAATATTTTTAGGATCAGCAATTAAAATATTGACATCAAACACTGTTTCACTTACTTGTCCAACCCACTCGTTGAAGTAATGATCTACCAAGTTCACAAGGTTGGCATCCTGTTCAAATCCTGGAATAAACCAACGACCTTTGTTGCGTTTCATTGAAAATTCAAATTCACGCATGTGTTCATAATTTGATGGCGGAAGATAAACAACCTCCCAGTCTGGAAAAGTGTCGGCGTAGGTCGTAATATCGTTGAGACTGATAATCAACCCTGGAGTCACAGGACAGTAAACGGCATCCCCGTGGCCGCCCGAATTGACCACATGATTTTTAGTATTAGAAAACAATTCATTGACCTGTTTTAAAATGGCCTGTTTGTCATCATGATAAGTTTGTGTGGCAAAATATAAGTCTTGTCCAATGCGACTCACGAAACACCCATTTATAAAATCAAGATCGGTATAAACTATTTGGTTGCCTTGAGATTTTATATGTTCAAATATATGATTGTAGAATCCAAGTTTTGCGTCGAGGTGTTGTTGATCGACAATCGCAAACTGTTCAAAATTTTTTTTTATATCTGATGCATATTCTGGCCAGGCTTTGTAAAAATCATCGGGTCTTGCATAATCGGGCCACCAGGTTTTTTTGTTTTGCCTATAAAATACTGACCAAGCATGACTGGCATTGGGTATTTCTGGAATCCAAAAACGATCGTGAATCATTAAAAAATAATCTCTGGGTGCCGTAGGAGGTTGCACCCATTTGCCATTGATATAAAGAGATTCTAAGTCTGCAGGAAATTCTGGACGAAAAATCTGCACACCAAATCGATTAGTCAACAAAGAAATAAGTTGTTGATAATCTTCTTCGGTTTCTTGGGCTAGTTTTTCAAAACGATTTCTAGTGGTTGAATCAGCAATCCATGAATAGAACTCAGGAGGATAAGTTCTTCCTACAAGACATACTTGTAGGGGATCCCAGTGTTGATAAACCGACCAAGTCATGTTATAGAGTCTTGCCCACAGTGGTCAAGATTTGTTCCAGCAATTCGTGATCTTGTTGCTCGCGGCCGAATTCACTCTTGTGTGCCAAGCGTATGGCTTTTTTCAGTACGTTGGGTTTGATATCAAGTTCTTCAGCAATGGCCTTGATGGTGTCATTGAGACCGCCGGTGAGAGTTTCAATTTCGTGCATGACAGTCATGCCTTCGTTGATCACTTGATTGAGTTTTCGGGTTTGTTCTGCGTTGAAATTACGGCTATTTGACATCTGAGTCTCCTAAGTAAGTCATACTATTATACATGAGTCTTTTGGCAGAAGTCAAGTAAGTTTGCTCACTTTTGGAAGATTTGGGTAGCGATTCCAAATTGTCCAGGCCAGCAGCCGGCCATCTGGTCCTAAGGCCAAATTCTATTTGCGTTCGACGACCATGCAACGAGTGTATTGGGTTTCGGGATCACGCAGTTGTGTACGACCGTGATACACAACTTGACTCGTCCAAGGGACGTTGTGTGGGGGAACTTCGGCTTCAAACTGGTGCGTATGGAAGTCTTGGAGTATCACTGCCGTCGTCCTCGGGCCATACTGGATAAGGGTTCATTTGCCAGCCTTGTGTAGTGCAGCACCATTGTTGAAACTCTGACTCCATGAGTTGGGGACCTTGGCACCAGCACGTGCCTGACTCCAGGCATAGCCAGCTCTATGACCTGAACAGTCCTTGGTGCATTCGCTGCCTAAGAAGCTGAGTTCAGCCAACATGGCTTCACTGATAGGACCACCTTCTACCCAGCTTGAACATGTTCTTAATGCGTTACACTTAAATTTTAAGAACTTACAGTAACCAAGTTTTCCAGCTTTGATTACATCATAGTCATCACCGCCGCCAATGCCTTTGTCTATACAGTCAAGTGTTTTTTCTGTGATATCAAAAGCGGCACAATTTCCACATCTGGCTGACTTTGCTTCTTCTGGGGTAGTATTCCACTGGTCCGCAATTTCTTGCCAGTACTCTGGATTTTCTTTAGCAGGATTCAAGGGACCGTAGTGGTATTGGTCTATGGCCTTTTGACGATTTTTTAGATTGATATCAATGCTCTGTGTGGCTTGTGGGCAACCTGATTCTATGGCTTCAATTAGATTTAATAAGTCTCTCATTACTGTTTGGGCACACAGTTGGGAACTGTGCGGCCACCTTTTTGTTTTGTGCCCACTGGTTTGTAGCCTTTCCAGCAGGGATTGTCTGCAGGATCTCGGAGTCCTTCTTGTACTGCACCCAGGATCTGTTGGACTTGACGGACCCAACCCGACACATCACTGGTGCCAATCTCGTCTACATCACCCACATTGTAGGCCACTTCTTCAGCGGCCTGCATGACTTTTTGTGGACCAAATTGTTTCAACAAGTCAGTATGTGCTACCATGATTCGTTTGAGTATGGCCTGTTCAACTTCTTGACTGTCATTTTCCTCACGGATCATGCGATTTTGCGTGGTTACCCATCCTTTGTTTTCGGCACGATTTTCCAGTTGACGAATTGCTGATTTTAGTATTTGTTTGTTGGCTGGATTGGTTTCCTGACCAATCATGCGCAACAGCCTATCACGTTCGCGAACAAAATCTTCCTTTGATACAATTTCTCGTGCTTCAAATTGTGCCCGTTTAACCGGATCAGCAGGACCATATTCTGGAGCTTGGGGTTCAGGCTGAACTGGAGGTTGTCCCTTGATACGCTTCCAGATACGGATAATGTTGCTGTTGTTGAGTTCTTCGGGTCGGTTGATGCCACGCAGGATGTTGCGTAGTTCTTGTTGAACTTCGGCTTCGGTGCCGGCACGTGTGATCTTTTTGGCTGTTTGTACAGTACGGCCAATGTCTTGTCCAGTTTTTAAAACTTGTTGTGCTGAAGTTTGTTGGGGTGCTGTGGCACATCCGCTCAAACTACCACCGGTCAACAAACAGGCTATCACAGCCGTGGCCGATGCAGTGTCTCGGATGCCTTCCAGCAATTGTTCATCACTTTCCTGGACTTTTTTGGCCTTGCTGGGTGCTATGGTCACAGTTTGTTTGCGACCTTGACGTTCAAGATTGGTCTCAACCTTTGTTGCCACTGCACGGGCATGATCATCGCTGGCAAAAGCCTTCCACTCACGTCCGTCAATGTAGACTGAATAAGCGGTGGGGTTACCTTGATCGCTCCAGCCTTCACGAAATGCTTCTGGTGGGTTTTCTTGGAGCATGCGTTCAACTTGTGCGACCCAGGCACTGACATCGCTTGAGCCAATCTCATCAACGTCGCCCACAAAGTCGGCAACATTGTCCACAGCGGCACCTACCAGTTCTGGACCATATTGTTTTAGTAAGTCCAGGTGTTGTGACATTATGCGTCGTGTGATAGCACCAGCCACTGGACTGTCACCAAGTTCCTCGGTCATGCTTTGCGATAATTTTTGTTTGAGTGCCTGGATCTTTTGCTGATACATTTTGCATTTGGCATCATCACCGGCACGATTGGCAGCCAGAGCCAGTGCTTCCAACTTGGACATTCGCTTTTTGATGTCGTTGGTACTTTCTGCCATGTCTTGCTCTTTCAACTTGTCTTGAATCTTTTTATAGCGATAGTAATTGGCATCTCTATCCACATCGGTTCTGCCAAATTTTTCAGCATCCATCTTTCGATCAATTTCACGCCGGGCATATCCAGGAACAACCTTGCGTAGAGTCTGTGGTAAGCCTTCCGCCACACCTTTTTTCTTATCAGCACGGATACGAGCTCGTTCTTGTTTATCGGTTGGCATACCGTGGCCTTGATAACCTGTGTATCCATAGTCATCTTTGCCAGGGCCTGTCCAGTTAACTGGTTTGGCGTGTTTGTTTTTTGGATCATTGACTTTTGGCAAATTCTTTTGTAGTCGACCAAGCAAGTCTTTTTTGCTGATAGCCTCAGCCACATCGTTGTCCTCAAAAGGCAGGAACCAGAACCAGTTGTGGAAGCCACCTGGGTTGGTGTCGTATTCCATGTGCGCACGATTTCTGGCACCATTCATCATGCGTTTGAACTCGCCTTCGGCACCATGCAGTTCAGCATAGTTTTCCAGTTCGTCGTAGAGTTGTCCAGCCAGGAAACTGTCGCGATGGCGTTCGATCTTGGGTGCCAAGCGGCGATATATTTGGGCCATGCCTGCCCGGACATCTGTGACTGTTTCTGTGACTGTTTCTTGCTTTTGGCTTTCGTAAGTTGGGCCTTGATCTGGTTCGCCCTTGAGCCAACGCTTGACGCCACCGGCCACATCTTTGACAGCACCAGCCACGCCAGGCTTGGCAGGCATAGCACCGGCCACACGCTGTTGTGGCGAGATCAAGTCTTGGCCTTTTGCGGGTGATTTAGATGTAGGGCCCACTTCATCTAGAGCACCTTTGACTGTGCCCAGGCTTCCGGTGGGATCCATGCCAGTGGCAGGATTGATTTTGTAGTAACTGTCACGTTCGGCTTTGATCTTTTGAAATTGTTGTTTAAGATCTGCCAGGGCCGCAGGATTCTTCTTGTAGGTAGATTCTCGGGCACGATCTAACAAGTCTAACATCCGCATGTTTAGATCATCAATCCTGCGGGCTTCTAAATCGTCCACTGCGCCTTCACGCAGTTCACGTTCATATTTTGAATCAAACAAATCTATGCTTAACATTATTCTTCATCCAGGTAATCTTGTGACTCGTCACGTTTGCGTTGACGAGCTAGGAACATTTCTACGGCCATTTCGGCCTGATCTAAACTTTTAAAACGTGTGGGCAAGCAACGACCACCTCGCCGTATTTCAAACCCATCATGTTCGTTGCCGTGTATTTCGCAGATCATGCCATCATGTAGGGCAATACTTTTTACAGGAGCACTTTCACCATAGGTGGGATTTGTAACTGGAGCACTGGTCATGGTTGGACCTGGCGTTTCTTGTGTGGTGGGATCTTCAGCGACTGGATGGTCCTTGGCTTTGAGACCCCGATCCTTGGCGTCTTTTTTCTTGAGATCTGTGTCTTCTTGTTTTTTGTCTTTGATGTCAGAATCTTTGATCTGTTCTTCAGCTTGTTTGATAAAGTCTTTGAAAGATTTTTCTACTTTGGCCAACACATCTTCGGCCATGTCGGCTTCAAGCACGGCTTCTTCGCGTTCTGCACTTTCGTCACCGCCGACCAATTTGCCTGCCATGGGGTTCTTGGGATCTCGTTTGGCAGTGAGCACTGCCACAGTTTTTGGTCGGAATGTGGCACCCAGCTGATTCACACTGCGTTGATTCTTGTCAAGGCCTTCTTCAAGAATACGCAGGCGTTCTACGATGCTGTAGATGTCGTTATGATCTTGTGCCACGGTTCATGCCCTTTGATCCTTTAGCAAACTTTTTAACTGCCAGGCATACTTGCCATGGGCACTTTGACGTTCTGCTGCAAAGTTGGCCACGTCTTCGCGGCCCACTTCTGTGGCTTGGTCAAACAAGTTCTTACTCAGATCCTTCATGGTCTGGGTATCTGCTAATAGTTCTTCGATCATTAATCGGGCACGGGGAACCTTGGTTTGTCCCTGTATCAAGCTCAGTTCCTGGAAGCGTTCAAAACTGCCAGGTGCATATTCTTCTTCGGTTCTTATGTATTCAGCCGTGGTGTCCACGCTGTTGTAGGTATCTTCATATATGTTGCTAAACAGTTCATGCAATTGCACAAAATCTGGCCCCTCAATATTCCAGTGGAAGTAGTGGGCCTTCAAATAGTAGGCAAAGCTCGAAGCTAAAAATTGTTTCAGTGCATCACTTAACACGTGGTTTTCCCTTTAACTGTTTCATCCAGGCCGGTGTATTTGGCGTGGCGCTGTTGGAGTATTTACCAGAAAAGAAGCTTCCGACAGATCTTGTTTGCATGGCACCCAATGGTGCATCTACAGTGGCTATGCTGCCAGATCCTGTGGCTCCTGCTGAAGCATTTTCTGCTATAAATTCACTAGCTCTCATCATAGATCCTTAGAGTTTGATTGTCTTTTATCTCACCTGGTCCAAAATCTACCCGTACATTTTGCACCTTTAGCTGGGCCAAGTGAGGAGCAACCAATTCCCAACGCAAGTGATACTTGCCGGGTTCGGCTTCAATCTGCAACATTTCTTCAAGATATGCGTTGGACCAGCACCATGTACGCTCTGCAAACAGCTCATCGTTGACATACACGCGATAGATAGGATTTAACCCTTCCCATTCGCAATCAACATCGGCCAAAACACGCACAAACTTTCGATTCATGCTGTATTTAGCTGGGGTTATTTGACTTCTTTTACCGAACCCACGTGCCAGTCCGGCACACCATATTGGGCCCGCATGAGTCTGCGAGCATCTTGCTGGTTAGGGGCTGTGACAGTGACTTCAATGTAGCCAGTGTAGTTGGGTTGTTGGATACGCACAGGAGCCGACCATAGTTTGTATTTTGGGTATATTTCCTTGGCTTTCATGATCCTGTCCAGTGAGCCACCATTGTGGTGTCTGGTCTAGTATATATGCCAGTACCAGGTCTACGACTTCGCATGCCACGCACACCAGCTTGGATAGGAAACGTATAGTGTGTGTAATTTTTGTCTTGCATCACAATCTTGTCGCCCGGTCTGGCACGATAGTTTGCGGTGCGATCCATAGCAGATCCTACTACTTCTACTCCAGGTATTGAATTCAACATAAGCCACATGCGTTGTCCATGTCGGGTCTGTGTTTGCCCAGCTTCGATAGGCAATTTCAGCATGCTAAGAGCAATGCCGTACAAGGACTTGCCTAGTCCGCGCCCCTTGTATTGGGGATCCACAGCGATATTTTCAACTTGCCAGGTTTTTAATGGACCTTGGGTATAAAACAAGTCCAGCTCTCCTACCAGCTTTTCCTGGTCAAAGATCATGATTTCTAAGGTTTCTGAATCTTTTTTGTTTATACCATAGGTAAATCCTGAGTCACCTGGCAGAGGTTTTCTTTCCACATCAGGAATCTCTGCACCCAAGGTACCGGCTGTGCCGTAGTCACCTTGTGGTATGCGAGCTATTTCCATCATGGCATCCTCGTCGGTTCTATGATATTCCGTGGCCTGTCCATTGGGGTCCACATGCCAGGCGTAGAATTTGCTCCAGGGGTATTCTTGTTTTAAACTTAGGAATGCGTTCAAGTTGGGCACTGAATCATCGTACATGATCAGCTTGTCAAAGTGTTCTTTGCCCAGCAGGTGTTTGAGTATGATTTTTTTCTTTTCTTCGGTGGCGGCCTTGATGGCAAGATTGCCTGCACGGTAAACATGCACTTGATCCATGTCTATGCCAAATCTGCGGAAGGTGTCCAAGAACACATCGCGGTCGTTGAAGTCACTGCGTGCTGTGAGCATGATCACTCGATTGCCAGTGGCTATGTCATGCTTTAACTGTTTAATCATGCCAGGTATGGGGCGAGCTTTGGTATAGAACTCTCTGGCATCCTTAAACTCACCAAAGTCAAACTCTTCACCGGGTGCCAGTTTGTAGTGTGTGAAGTCATGGCTGTTCAGTTGCTTGATGACCTGGCCATCTTGGACAACATTGACTCTGGTGTCTGTGTTGACCAAGGTGTCATCAATGTCAAATATGACCAGCTTGCCGGATCCTAGTTCTTGCGCTCTCATTTCTTTTTAGCCTTACCACGACGCATGTTCAACTGCCACTGTGCCATTTTCCTACGCTCGCCCGTGGAACTTTTTGCTATTTTTTCTAGTTGTCCCAGTGTGGCTTTTTTAGGAATACCTACCCTGCGGCTCAATCCTTTGCGTCCAGGTTTTTTGCCGTCGGCAAAGTTTTCTTCAACCCGGACAATAGCTTGTGCAATACTGCTACGCCATGATTCAGCCACTATCCTGGTTCTTAAGAATCCAGGGGGCATGCCACCTGCTTCTTGTTGAGCTATCCAGGCACGCACTTCGTCGGCAGTGGCATTGCTCATACGGTGTAACACACGGTCAGGATCTTCGTCCGATACCAATTCGTAGTTCTGTCGGCGTGGCTCAAAGTTCTGTGCCACATCTGTGTCCACGTCCTGCACACCCAAGGTGCGTTGTAGATCTGCACTGTCCTTCTTGGCATCAGTGGCTTGTGGATTGGGGATCATCTTGGCACGCACAGCAAATAAATTGGGTT